CCGAGGTCGTCAAGCGCATCCTTGGAATCCTTAAGGCTGGCTTCGAACTCAGAACGGGCTTCTACGCGGCTTTTCCCTGACGCTGTGGCATCTCCTGAGATCAATGCGTATCGCTGCTGACAGCCCCCCAGAATCGCCGCATATAGGTCGTCTCTTGTCTTTGTGAAGTTCTCCGTGCTGACAGGATCTCGGAATTGAATGTTGGGGTTTGCCCGGTTGATTACGTCCCCAGCCTCATTGCGGATCAGCAGCCCGGTCAGGCCCATAACCGCACCCGGCCCTGATATCCATTCCTCGGGCTTCTCTGCGTTCATAATCACCCGCTCAAGAGATCCTGCAAGATTGACATTCCGCACCATCATCGTACGGGCAAGGTTCAACGACTTCTGAAGGGATCGGGTTTGTTCAGTAATCAGCGGATCGCGTTCGATCTCGTACATCAGAAGACGGCCCCCCAAGTCAAACGTGTAGTTACGATCCGCCTCTTTGTCCGTCATAATTCGCAGCACTGTTATGCCGTCCTGGACGTAGGTAAGCCATGCAACATCCTTTTGCTGATCGTCAGTCTTGTAGACATAGAGGCCGAATTCTTCTTGAGTATCGGAGTCAGTGAATACTCCGGCACGATCACAGGTCAGGACTTCAACTTGCGGGATGGTAACGGCGTTAACCAGTTGATTCTGAACCGGGATCTCGCCCTTTTCGTCTCTCTTTCCTTCTGGGAAGAAGAACCGAATCGCTGCCCGTTCTTCCAGTAGGGCGATGCGGACAGCCTGCTTCAGAGCCTTGCGTACCTTCCGAGTGTTCCACCAAGCAGCGGTCAAGGCTTCGTCGGCTTCCTGTGCTGCTTTGTCGAGGTTTCCACCTGTCGAGCGCTGAATAGCCGTACGGACTACGTTGACAAGTTTGCTGAATAGCTTTCGCCGGCGTTCTGCGTCAGGGCGAGGAGCATCAGCCTCAAGGAATCCCCACAGAGGTTCACGACCCAGCAAGCCAGCAATATGCCGATCCGTTACTTCCTTGACGACATTTTCAGAAACAAACGCTTCTTTGATCTGAACCATCGTCGCGCCATATGCCGCATCGGTCGCGACAGGCTTGGCCCCTATATATCCGGCGCCGTCCTGGTAGTGGTTTCCTGAATCAAACTTTGAATTTGATTCCGCACCTTTGGAGCGTCGATCACGAAATAGCACCTTAGCTTTATCGGGATCGGTAATGTCTTTAAGGCGGATTGCCGCTGTACTGCTTATCGCGGTAGATAAGTTTTGGAATTGGGCTTCAATCTCTCGCACGGCCTCAGAGTAGCGGGAATGTCGAGTTTATTTTGTCAGTAACTTCGGCGTGACCAACTTTGGCTGTCTGATTCTGAGTAGCGATCGCGCTTGCCTTCCATCAAACCATAACGAACAGCATCGTAGGCATCGTCGCCGCCGTCGCCGTCTTCGTCCAGGTTTACCTTCAAAACGTCTTCCGGCCTGTGCGGGTCGTGTTGAAGCGCCGGAATGTTTTCGATGAGCTTCACGCATCGATCGGAAATCTCAATCTGTGGCGGGATCGACTCCTCGTTTTCATCACCAACCCGCCCCAGCAGTTTCAACAGGTAGGCCGCCCCGTTGATTCGATCATCATTGGCTCTCGTTAGCTTTATCCCAGCATCAGCATACTGATCGACAATGGTTTTGCCCGTCTCGCTCCCACGTTGGGCGAAAGCATCAGGGCTCGCAACAAACGCTTTTAGGCTCGCTACGGTCAGCCCGTGAATTTTAAGCATGTTCTTGATGTCAACGGCGTGCTCTGAAGCGAGCGCATGGCGACGCCAGTGTTCGTCTACGACCTGAATCCTGCCGTCATACGATGAAAACAGGTAGCACACAGTCGGATGCTGATAGCCATAGTCCAAAGAGCACCACACACGCGCTCCCGGCATGATGTCAATCGGCTTAACAACCAAATCATACCGCCAGTTTGAGAAGAACTGCCCCGCGGCGATGTCCCAATCACCATCGCGCCACGCAGAGCGAAGCCACCCGGTCAACCTGTCCAATTGGTTGACGTAATCAGGGTTGAGAAACGGATTATCTCGAAAGGTAGAAAAGATGAACCGAGTAACGGTTTCAGCTCTCCTGCGCGCCGGATCTATGAACCGCTTCTTGAACCACGCATGACCAACACCGCCGGGATTCGTCGAATAATACCGACGCGGGCGCCAGCTGGGTTTTGAGGTTCGTAGGCATGAACCGATCTGCTGATCCTTGGATGTTGTTAACTGCGTCGCCTCTTCCGTCGCAATAACGTCATACTCCAAACCCAGATAGCGGCTAATGTCTTTCTCGTTATTGAAGTGCCCAACAATGATCCGGGAACCGTTGTCAAAGCGAATCGTGGGCACCGGAGAACTAACATAACCATACGGGAGCCTAATAACCCGCGGCACCAAATCCTCAAGAGACTCACGCGCCGCAACCCCAACCTGACGAAGCCACAAACACTTGAGCCCTGGCTGCCTCTGGCAATCGTCAAGGGCCAACTGAGCCAATACGCCGTGTGACTTTGCGCCTCCGCGCGCACCGCCTAACCCAACTTCTGTTGGGCCGTTCGGTACGTCACACTCCCGAGCGGCGGCGTGAAACAAGAGTTGTTTTGGGATGGGGAAGTATCCGGCCCCGGCGAAGCGCTGCGCCATATCTATCGGCAAACTCAGTGCGGCAAACGCCGCGGCCATCTGCGAATAGACCTCAATTTTACTGTTTGCTGTTGCCACTTTCGGCGATTGCCTTATAGCCGGCAGATAGGGCGGCGGCTACACCTTCAGGCAGGGCAGGGATAAGCGGTTGGCCGTTCGCGCCTGAGACTTCGTGTTTCTCGGTGAACAGCTTGTGATACTTCCCGAGATCCCGCAGGGCTTCCAGGGCGCTATACATCTCGAATTCAACCTCTTCGTAGAGCAACGATGTTTCCAGCGTTTCGCTCTCCTCATCGCTTCCGGTTTGCGTATCAACCTTCTTGGAGGTTCGCTTAATCTTGAGCTTCTTTAGGAGTTGATCGGTGCCGCGTTGCTTAGCCAGTTTCAGGTTGAATTTGCCGTCTTCATCCAGGCAATCAGCAAGTCGGCCAGAAGCGATATCAGAGAGTCGGGCAAGTACTTCATTTGCTGACATTGCGGCTTCGTTCATTCGCTCTCGAACGACGGCCGAAACCTTAGCCGATCGTAGCAAGCGGCTCCCAGACACATGAAGCACGTTCGCGCTTCCCTTGTACCCCGCCATTCGAGCCGCGTCGGTAGCATTGAACCGGGCCTCGCCCAGATAGGCATTGACGAACGTCTGTTCTTTTGCCGTCAGACCATCCCGATCCGCCTGCTCGATCGACTTAACTTGTTTTGCGCGCTTCTTCACCACGCCTCAGTTTCTCGTCTGCCTTCTCTTTACACTCACTATGAGCAAATTCAATCGACCCAACTTCTTCGTACGTCTCAGGTTTGGACATTTTCTTTCCGCAGAGTACGCAGTTCACTAACTCACCGCCCTCGTTACGTCACCCAAAACCCGAAACTCACCATTGACTAATTGCCTGACATCGCTAGTCTCGATCTGTTTCACATCATAGAAATAGTGATCTTGGGCCCGTTCAGTGACTGGTAGATCATCCGATGCTGAAGCCTCAATCCTGATCGCGATGAGTCCTGTGGCTGCGTCGTTGACCGTCAGGCTTCCGTCGATTGCCGTACCTTCCGCGCCATTCAATCGAACCAGTCCCGCCGTTTCTTCAATCTGGATTATCGCTTCCGCATCCGTTTGAGATTTTGCGCTCTTAACGGTGAAGTATAGCTTCGTTCGACCTACCAAAGACCCGACCGTCAATTGAAACGGGATTGAGTCTCCACGAGTAACTGTGATCACACCGCCAACCTGGGACACGGGACTGTTGACTACAATCTCTGTTCCTTCGGCAACAATGCCCGCAACGATTTCCGCGACTGTGGGACAATCCCCACCGCCTCCTCCACCTGCCGGCGCTTGCTCAAGTGCGTTTATGGTGAAGCGGTAAACAGAACCGTCGAGTTCCAATGCTGTGTTGAGTTTGTCCGCAACTGCCTTGATGGCCGCCACCTCAGTGTCAATGTACCCGGCGACAGTTGAGAGCGCCGCCGTTGTTGCGAGCGGTGAGGTTGCGTTAGTGATTGCAGCCTCCAGCAAGCTCTCGTCAGCCGGATCGGTTGGTAGGTTATCCGTCTTTGCTTTAATCGCCGTGATGCTCGCGTTGTCCGGCGCGGTGTATCCGCTCGCTGCCAACTTCAAATCAACCGCGTCCTTGATCGCCTTCAGTGTTTCAGTTGACCAGCTACCGCCCTTGATTGCCGTCAGCGTTGCTTCGAGCGCATAACTCGCAGAGGGAAGAGTGCGCGCAACCATCTCGGCATTTGTTGGGCCATCGTAGTCGGCGAGAGCCGTGTCAACTTCGGAGTTCACTTGTGCCGCGCTCAGGTTGTTCAGCGCAGCGATGGCTGACAGAATTCCCGCTAAAGCAGAAGCCAAAGCCGCAAGATTTGCATCGTCGGCAGCGGCCAGCGCCGTAGCAAGTTCCGCATTAGTCGGAAGCGCGTCAAGTTGAGTGTCGAGATTTGCCGATCCCATGCCCAACGCTGTTCGGATATTCGCCTGAGACAGGTTATTGAGCGCCGCTATCGCTGCCAAGACAGCATCATCAGCAGCAGCTAACGCTGTGGCCAGTTCTGCGTTTGTCGGTATGTCATCAACGGACGCTTGGGTTGCCAGCGGGGATTCAACCTGAAACTGTCTGACCGTCGTGCCTGCAACCCCGCCAACAACTGCTCGAATTCTCACTGAATAACTCTTCCCAACCTCAAAACCATTTGCGGCGGAAAGAGTGATCTGTTCGCTGTAATGCCCTACGGTATTCGCGTCGTCAAGCAGGGCCATTGTCCCGTTGAGAATTGCTGTGCCTGTTTCGTCCTCATAGACTCGATAGGTAGGCGCAGCGTCAGCGTCCGTCTCCGCGCCGGTCGAGGGCGTGTGAGTGTTCACCGTGAAGGTGAGTAGATCGTCT